TAAATCAGAATACCGAATAACCTATATCGGGAATGGTAATGATATTATCTTCTCAGGTCTTGATGAAAGTGAAAAGATTAAATCAATCCGCCGTGTAACGATTGTATGGCTCGAAGAAGCAACTGAGTTTTCACCAGAAGACCTTAAGCAGCTAAATCTCAGACTTAGAGGGAAAAACAAGAAAGTAAAAGTTTGTTATGAGCTATATCTATCTTTCAACCCGATTGATGAAGACCACTGGCTGAAAGCACGCTTTTTTGACCGAATAGATTCAGATTGTAGAATCATTCATACAACATATTTAGACAATCAGTACCTTGACGAAGAATATATAAAAGAGCTGAACAAACTCAAAGAGCTTGATCCGGTTTACTATGAGATATATGCTCTTGGAAAATGGGGTCATATACGCGGTGCGAGGGTATTCCCTCATAACATTGTTATTCACGAATTCCCGTATGATGAGCACAGCCTTGAGAACGTGCGCCACGGCTTAGACTTTGGGTTCAATCATGCTACTGCATTGATGAGTACGGGCTTTAAAGATGGAGAATTATATCTCTTTGATGAGTTTTGGAAGAAGGGAAGGACGAACACTCAGCTCATAAATGATATAAAAGAGTCAGGATGGGATTTGAGCCGACACGTTAGATGTGACTCTGCAGAACCGGACAGATACTATGAATTCAGAGACGCAGGGTTTAATATCAGTCAGGCAGAAAAGGGGGCAGGGTCTCTCAAAGCCGGAATCGATTATCTGCGAGGAAGAAAGATTCATATTCATGCGACAAAGTGCCCGAATGCTGCAAGAGAGTTTCCGGCATTCAGGTACAGAGAAGGGAAGGATGGAACACTTTACGAAGAACCAGTCGAGATCAATGACGATACAATAGCGGCGGTAAGGTACGCGGTAGAAGATTTGTGGATGAACAACGTACCGGTAGTATGGAATCCGAGAGGATTGAGAATGTAGGAGGAAGAATGAAAATAGGACAGATAAACGAGAAAACAATCGCAACCGCGCTCAGTCTCACAGAAAGGAAAAGAAGAATAGCCGGACAAATGATAGAAAGATACGATCAGGAGAAACTGCCGATTCAAGAACGAAAGTATGAGATTGATGGAGAGGAACAGAAAGGACTCATTAAGCGCCTTTTATCCGTGGACATCTTCTCAGAGATAGTGGATATATCGACCGGTTACCTCGTTGGCATTCCCGTTGCGATTAACCTGAATAAAGACAGGTACAAGAGAGAGCAAACCCTTTTCTCGAAGTTGAAAGAAAAGGTTTTGCCAGGCTCACCTGAGATGAAGCTTGATGAAGACTCTTATCGTTTACAGCGATATGGAATAATAAACGATATTGACCTTCAGAATGCAGAGGTTGAGAAATTCTGCTCTATCGCCGGTAACTGTGGACGCTTAAGCTATGTGTCAGGAACAGAGATAATGAGCAAAACAATCAAGCCCTCAGAGTGTTCTTTCTTCGATGATGCAGCTTTGTATTTGTCTAGTGTAGAAGAGATAACGGAGAACACCGTCAAAACAGTGTTATACTGCAGAGCCTATGATGCAGTGAATATGTATGAGTTTAAAAATGATGGCGAATGGAAATTCGTTAAGGAAGTTCCACACGGATTTGATGGAATACCTCTTATCGAATGCAAAAATAACGAGAGAGGAAATGCAGACGCATACAATGTTATTGATCTACTCGACCAGCTTGACCGTATAGTATCAGATTGGGCTTCAGAGACAGAACAGGGCAGGCTTGCAGCACTTATTGCTATGGGGAAAACAAAACCTTCAGACACTTTTATTGCGGAACTTAAAAAGAACGGCGGAGCATATCTTCCGGATGGTACAGATATTAAATATATTACGAAAGAAATTCCTTTTGAGCAAATACTTGCCTTGCTGAAATTCCTCAGAGAAGAAGCTTTGTATACTTCCAAGACTCCGAATATGCGCGATGAATCTTTCGGCGGTAACCTATCAGGGGTTGCACTCGAATACAAGTTTCGCCCGTTCGAGTTTAAGTGTGTAACGAAAGAGAGATATTTCACAGCGTTTCTAAGAGAGCATTACCGCCTTGTGTGCGGAATTATGCGGAAGTTCGGCAAGGGAGATATAGCATATAGCGCGATAGATTTCACTTTCACACGGAACTATCCGAAGAACCTGTTTGAAGAAGCTCAGACTCAAAGCCTTCTTGACGGCAAAGTTCCAGTCAAAGACCGCCTCAAGCTCTGCTCTTTCATATCCGATCCGGACAAAGCTGCAAAAGAGCTCGAAGCCGAACAGGGGGAGTCATTATATAAAGGATCCTTCAGCAAAACAAGGACCGAAGGAGAAAAAGACCCAAACGAAGACATAGAGGAAGAAGAGAGTGGATATAAAACGTCTGCTTGATACATATTACTGGCTCACAAAGGACGAATTAAGAGCGCTATGTCTTTCGGCTCTTGATGACTGCGAGAAAAAGCTCCGCAAGTACGAAATGAAACACGGTGCAAGCGGACTTTCTCTCTCTCAGTCGTATCAAGCAGGAAGATTGCGCGCTCTTGAGGACGAAATAAACGGAATCCTCACTGATTTATCAGGCAATATGTACGACACGTTGAAGATTCAATCGATCAATGCGTATCAGACAGGGGTTATTTTCAATAATTATCTTATAGACAGTTCAGTTCCTTTTTCTGTTCCGTTCTCGGGAGTAAACAAGCATTTGATGATGGAGTCTGTCAGCAAAGAGATTGCAGGAATGACTCTTAAGGACAGAGTAACGCCCGAAAGACTCAATCTATTATTCAAAGAAAGGGAAGCGGTAGCAAAAGGAGCGATGCTTGGCTGGGGAGAGAAGAAGACAGCTCTTCAGATACAAACCGAGAACTTAAGAGAAGGTATTGATAAGTCGTATAAGCAATGTTTGAACATTGCCCGAACAGAATTAACTCGAAACTGTACAGCCGGATATATTCAGAATCAAGCAGAACTGCGATCCGAATACAGTCTTGATATACGTCCAAAATGGCTCGCTGCGAACGGAGAAAGAACGAGAGAAGCTCATTTATATCTCAGAGGAAAAGAAGCGTCAGTGTGGAGAAACGGAAGATATGAGTTCGAGTGGAATGGTCATTATTCCCCTGGTCCTGGAATGTGGGGAATCGCATCGATGGACTGTAATTGTCGATGCCGGACTACATCAGTCGTGAAAGGATATGAAGAATTTTACCCAACAGAGAACACTTATCTGAATTGGGTACAGCATAACATGGTTCATAGCGATAATTCTTACTATCGGGATATGGGAGCTAAGATAGTCGCAGAATATACAGCGGCATAATGTTCAAAAAAATGGAACTTTTGCCGGAAATTAATTGACAAAACCGAAAGGAGGTTTTTATGTTAAAAAATCTATTACACTGTCTGCCTTTAGCATGTATGGAAGCAGACAAAGTCGTAACCGGTGGGGGAGATTCAACCGAAGTATCAACCGCAGGGGACAAAAAAGCTGTTGAAGAGGGGCAGAAAGGCAACTCGGAAACAGTCACTCTAACGAAGGAAGAGCTTGAGAAGCAGAAACAGTCTTATGCTGACCAGCGCGTCACTGATGCTATCAAAACTCATTCCGCAAAACTTGAATCAGATTATCAGAAGAAGATTGCTGAAGAAGTAAAAAAGGCAGTCGAAGAAGCGAAAGCAGAAGCCGCAATGTCCGAAAAAGACAGAGCTGCAAAAGCTGAAGAGAAAAGGCTCAAAGATATTGAGGCTCGTGAAAATGAGATCAAAGAAAAAGAGAGGCTTATTCTTGCAGGCGATTTGCTTTCGACAGCAGGGCTTGACCTTGGATTGAGAGAGTTCATTACCGAAAAAGACGCAGAGGGAATGAAAGCTCAGATACAGAAGCTCAATGCCGAAATGGATAAACGAGTCGAGAAAAAACTCGAAGAGCGTTTTAAGGAGACAGGAAGTCTCACACCGCCTCCGGCGGGAACTGGCAAAGTTGGGATTGACGCAGAGCTTAATGCTCTTCTTGCGATTGATAATCCGACTACGGCGCAGCTCAATAGAATGTATGAACTCGCCGAACAGATGAGAAAAGCAAAGACGGCGTAAAACAAAAAGGAGTGTAACAAAGAATGTCATTTAATATCGGACTACACACAGAATTTGATGATCCTACTTCGATACTTGACCCACTTGTGGCGATAGCGGCGAAAAAGGTAAGAATGGGGGCGCACAAAGGAGCTCTATATAATGCTCTGAAAGCCCCGACTCAGTCAATCACACAGAAAGTCTTCCAAATATATGGAAGATCGTTTACGGAGAGAAAAGGCGCTCTCAGGGGTTCTGGTTGGAATGCATCGGCAACAACCGAACTTGCTGTATCAGACGGTCTCGCTAATGTGGTCACAAGAGGAACTATCCTCAAGGTCGGCAATGAGCTTGTAATCGTAAAAGGCGTAACAAGAACAGTCGGAGCTTCTACGATTGAGGTTTTTGCCCGTGGAGCAGGCGGAACAACTGCTGCAGTTCATGCAGGAACAGACATTGCGGTGGGAATTGGTCACGCCGGAAATGATACAGACCTGAAAAGCGTTGAATCATTCTCTGAAAACACTAATGGATATGAGAACTATGCTCATTCCGTTTTCGAGGTAATTGACTACACTAAATCAGATGAAATCATCGGAAGAAAAGGTCTTGATGGGGCGCATATTCCTCTTAAGCAGGCAGAAGCAATGCAGAGAGTAGCAAACTATCTATCATCGATGGCTCTATGGTCACGCAAGCAGAAAGGTACAATCAGCAATCCGTACATGATGGCTGGTCTTTTCCAGCAGCTCGAAGATTCTGCCGGAATCAATTCAACTACAAGACAGCTAAACCGGTCAGATTTTGCAAATGCTTCTTTTACTGAAGACCGTTTTAAGATTTCGCTTGCTAAAGCTTTTTCTGTCGGAAATCCAGAGACTATTCTCTGTTCACCCGCAGTCAAAAGAAAGTTCAACAACTTCAATAGGGCCATTATCATAACAGATAGATCCGACAAGACCGCAGGAAATGATATTACAGCATACGAGTATGAAGGCAAAAGACTTTCGTTTCTTGTCGATGAAGATATGCCAGATAACAGAATATGCGTGCTTACTCTCGGACTCTGTCAGAAAGGATGGCTTGAAGAGGATATGCTTAGAATCGTTGATGAACCGTCAGCTTCATCAAGAGAAAAGAGAGCGTCTATACAGGGAACTGTCGGCGTGATCATCGATGGTGTTGGCTACGACCATCTCGACATTTACAACGTAGGAGCGTAAACGATGGGCGATAATATTACAGCATCGGCAGGAATAATTGCAGAACTTGAAGCCAAGGAAGCCTTGGAATCCGAAAACGAAGCTTTGAAAGCAGAGATTGAAAAATTGAAGGCTGATAACTCAGCCCTCAAGGAAACAATCGAAGAGCTGAAAAGAGCGTCTGAGACAAAAAGCGTTTCGGGCGGAGTAGAATCTGCCGTGAAGCAGAATAAAAAGCCTTTGTTCTTTGACCATGATGTTCTTTCCGATTCCGGAAATGTAAACGGAAGATACATCCCAAAGACTGAGGCTGAATACGAAAGACTGAAACCGTTCGCGGTTGAGGAGAAATGATGAATCTTACCGCCGAAAATATAAAACCGTACACCGTGGCTTTCACGAATGCGTCCCTCTCCGATGACATTATTGCGGCCTATATTCCGGCGGTAAGTGATCTTATTCAGAACTATGTCGGCTCGGTAGCTGAAGAATGGACTGAAACTGTGCCGACAGGAGTTAATCTTGCCGCAGCCCATTTAATTAAGCATCTTGTCGAACAGGGAGACCATGATGAAGCAATGTCTTCAGAATCAACGGGGAATTCTTCAAGGTCTCTCAGCAATTTAGGAACTTCAGGATTCCCGAAATCAGTAGAGTCGATACTGAATCCGTATAGACGCATTGAGGTGTTCGGATGAGTTGGAAATATCCATACTTAATTGTTCGATACACTAAGAATGCAGAAGGGAAGTGGATGCCGAACGGAGAAGGAACTTGCAATACAGACCTCTCCGGAAGCAAGACGAATACTCAGGGCGGAGCGGTTTCTTCCGCAGATGCCCTGATTGTTTGCCCTATAGCATTCGGTGACACTCTTTCAAAAGGTGAAAGACTCGCTGTTTATAACGGTTCAAAGCTTGATACTTTTGATGTAGTTAAACCGGAAAGAATAAGAAGTCGGTTGTATAACATTTTTGCGAAACTCAATCTTACTTACCGCATAGATTCGGTAACAGGTGAAATGAAATGAGCGTTGAAGATAGAACTCAAAGTGTAATCAATGAGTTCAGCAATCGGGCGAAAAAAGCGTGTGTCATCGCTGGTCAAATAGCGGTAAAAGCCGCCGCAGATTATGCGGCAAAAGATACGGGAACTATGAGTCGTGAAATATACGCAACTGAGCCCGAAGAAGACGGCGGAAGAGGATGGAAAGTTCGAGTAATTTCGCCCGTTTCGTATTCAGCGTATCAGGAATTTGGTCCGGCGGCTACAGGAAAAAGAGGGTGGAAGTTTAAACCTTTTGTTCGTCCGGCTATGGCTCATATCAGAGCAGTATTGCAGGGAATAGTCGATAAGCAGATAGGGGTAAAATGACAATAGAGGAAGCACTAATTAACGAGATTCAAAAGATTTATCCGGATATGTCAATGTTCGAGGATGAAGCTGAACTTGATGAGTGTCCGCCTTATGGCGTTGTTTCTCTTGTAACAGGTGCTCCGGCTTTTCCGGCAGGCGAAACGGGAACATGGCAGATAACTCTTGCTCACAGAGACAAAGCAGAGCTTAAAGCAATGAGTAAAGAAATAATCAAGCTGTTTCACGGCATGTACGGCGACATAGGCGGAATGCTTGTTGGCTCTATTCGATGCATAAGAAATTACAAGATAAGCCCGAAAGACGATGCAGGCATAATGTATAAAGCACAGGATTTTCAGATTTATTACAGATAAAAGGAGGACGGCGATGGCAAACGCCCAAACAACATACAAAGACGAGAGCTCGGTATTGCTCGGTTCTCACGTACTATTTTTAAGCTCTCAAAGACCTAAGTGGTCGGCTGATCAGCTTGCAAGATTTAAGAATTATCCGAATATGACCATCACTCAAAAACAGGCTGTTGTCAATGAAATCAAGGCGGCATATCTCGCTTTACCTTTTGTTGATGCTGGCGCACTGGATGATGGCAAGCTCTCGGAAGAAAATACTTCAAAGAAAAGAGAAAGACAGAACGTTCCGGACAAAACGACCGTAACAGACCAGACCACAAAGTACTCTGCGAAACTGTATGAATTTCTTCACCCTGAAGTTGAACCGATTATCTTTCCACTATCCGAACAGATAAGTCTTTCCGGAACAGCACAGACTCAGGCTTTTGTTCTGCCTGCAAACTTCGTATTCGGAAGAAACTATAGAATACCTTTCAAAAATGCAGACGGCTCTAAGCCGACATTCGGAGTAGCTGCGGGATCTGTTGATACAACATTGTCAGAGAACGAAGATTATACTATATCAGTCGGAGATGATGGATATTATTATCTATCAGTTATAGATTCGGCAAACGTTACTACTAATGACCAAACAATTTCGCTTGATGTGACCTTTACTCCTCAGGCTGAAAGGGTTGTAGGAACAGGCGGAAAGACTGATATTCCGTACTGCTGTGTAATGGTGGTCAACACCAACGAAAAAGGCAAAACACGCAAATGGATTATTCCGAAAGGATCTTCCGTCAAAGGAATGGAGTTGGCTTTCAAAAAGTACAATAACGAAGACCCCGAAGTCGCTGTTGACATTGAAATCAATGGAGAGATTGACCTTGATCTTCCGGTTGGTTTTCAGCTCAGATTCAGAATTGACGGAGTTGCATGATGCTACAAAGCAGAAGAGACAGAAGAAGAGAACGCCATAGTAAACTGAAAACAGACTTTCAGGATATTCTCGGCGCACCGGCAGAAGAAGTAATCGATAAATCATATTTCTTTTTCAAAGACAAGAAAGGGAAAGAGTATTCTTTCCCTGCCTTTATTTCTTCGGAAGTAAGCCTTCTTATCGCCGATCTTTGGGACGATTTAACGCCCATGATGGCGATTATGGCGAAAAAGGGAAGCGAAAGACGAGAGTTTATCAATTCTCTTGGAGACGCTAAGCATGATGTTATCAAGAAATCCGATGAAACTGTAAGGGAAATTCTTTCTTACTGGATGAATGAGACAAATCCGGAAATCACAGCCGAATGGCTCAAAGACAATCTTAATGAGGCAGAATATTATATTCTTGCTTTTGAAGTATTGCAGAAAGCCATGAGTTTTTTTTTGAGCAAAGCCCGGAATGCGGAACACGTAGCGAAGAACAATCTGAGCCTGATGAGTCAGGTAAAAGATTGCGTATCGGAGTAGTATATGCTAACGCAGTTAAAATCACAGGTGAAACGGTACGGACTCTTAAACGTCGTTACTCTTTACGGGAAGTTTTTTTCTGGTCGGAAATGTATCTTCATGTTGAACACGGAAAGAAATTTGAAGCAGACCTTCGAGACGCTAAAGAATCGCTTAAAGGGAAAGCTGAACAGATCAGAGCGGCAATCAAAAGGGAGAATAAAGTAAGAAATGGGAATGGTTGAGGCTTTAAACGCCGGAGCGGTTTTCGCTGACATTAACGTTAGAACGGAAGGGTTTAAAAAGAGCATGGCGACTGTCGTAGAGACGTTGAACCGTGTTGACAAACGCTTTAATGAAACCGCTAAAAACATGAACTTGACGAAAGTAGCCGAAGGAATGGCAAAGGCAGGGCAGAAAGCGACATTGTTTTTCTCTCTGCCTCTTGCTGCTCTTGCCGGACTTTCCGTTAAAGCATCTTCCGACTTAAATGAGACTATTTCCAAGACTCAGGAGATCTTCGGACAAGCAACCGATGATATGCTCAAATGGGCGAAAACGGCAGATACAACTGTCGGGATGTCGCAGAGAGTTGCCCTGGATTCAGCAGCTTCTTTTGCCTTATTCGGCAAATCCGCCGGACTTGCAGGACAGCAAGTTAATGATTTTTCCAAAGAAAACGTGAAGCTTGCCGCCGACCTTGCTTCATTCTTTAACACATCGCCCGAAGATGCGATTACAGCAATTGGCGCCGCACTCCGCGGTCAAACAGAACCTATTCGACGGTATAATGTACTTCTTGATGATATATCAATTAGACAGGAAGCCGTCAAACAGGGTATAATATCGACAACAAAACAGGCGCTTACTCCTCAACAAAGAATTCTCGCCGTACATGCACTTATAATGAAACAAACCTCGGCAGCACAAGGCGATTTCGCCCGTACTTCCGATGAACTCGCAAACAAGCAGAGAATCGTTAAATCACAGGTTGAAAATACAATTGCGACGCTCGGAAATCAGATGTTACCTGTCGTTTTGGCAGTAACAACTAGGGTCTCTGACCTCGTGGCATGGATTTCCACTTGGGACGAAAGTACAATTAAACTGGCGATTGCTTTAGGTGTTGCTGTTGCTGCCGCCGGTCCATTAATGACAGTTGTCGGAAAGGGAATTTCTACTTTCCAGAATATATCGAGTGTTATCGGAGCAGTTACCGCAGCGATGAACGGAAAAACTATCGCCGATGGATCAAACGCTGCAGCAGTCGCAGCTCATACTATTGTCACTAAAATCAATATTGCCTGGACAAATGCTCAGGCGATTGCAATGGAAGGAGCAACGGTAAAAGCAAAAGCCCTGAGAGTAGCCATGATGGGGTTGAAAGGCGGTGTTATCCTCGGCGGAGTCGCTATCGGTCTATTTGCTCTCAAAAAAGCATTCGACTCGACTATTGAACCGTTAAGACAAATGAAGCGCGAACAGGATATGCTTAACGATGTTTATAAGCGCACAAATGAAGAACTTGACCGTATGACTGGAACGGAAAGAGAGAATATCCGCTTAATGCAGGAACAGCACAGAACGCAGATACTAGGAGTCCAGTATAGAGCAGAAGTCGCAGCATTGGTAGCAAAAGAAAACCGGATCAACTTTGATTATGCTACTGCAATAAAAGTTAACGGACAAGTCATGGCAGACTTACAGTTGCGAAACTATGAGAATCAAGTAAGAGCCTCTCAAGAATTCGTAAACGAACAGAAAGCACGCATCAAAGAAATTGATGATTTCTCTAAGCGTCTCGATGCAAGCGAAAACAGACAGAATAAGCCTACTGACACATCTACGGCAGACGCAAGAAGACAAGCCGAAGAAGAAGCAACGAAAGCTCAGACGGATAGACATGAGAAATGGCTCGAATATATAATGGACGAAATAGAGCTTGAAAATGAACGATACAAGAAAGAAAAAACTGATTTGGATGCTGCCGGATTAAATGAGCAACAATACCAAAAAGCAAGTCTCAAATTAGCAAAAGAACATGAAAGAAAACTTGCAGAGATAGAAAAAGAAGCGAGCAGATCGCGTATTGATGCATGGAAGTCTTCTTTTGAATTCAACACTGATATTGTTTCAAAATTTGAATCCATCTATGAAGCAAAAATTAAAGGAACTGTCTCGGCTACACAGGCTGCAGCAATGCAGATAGTCGCGGTGATGACTTCGGCTTTTGCAGGAATTAATGATGCGATGAGTACGTATTTTTCGGCTCAATCTCAAATGATTGATGATAGATACGATTATGAAACACAAGAATCAAAAGCATATCAGGCGTATCAGGACGAACAGGATAGAATAGCATATCAGAAACTTTCCTCGAAAGGAAAGAAAGAATATGATCTTCGTAAGGCAGCGGAGAAAGCCGAAGAAGAACTAGACGAGAAACGCGAAAAAGCAAAAAGGAAGCTTGAATATAAGCAGGCTCTCTGGACAAGAGCCGTCGCACTTTTCCAGATTCCGGTTAATACCGGCATGGCGATAATGAAAGCTATGTCCACGCTTCCGCCACCGGCAAGTTTTATCGCTGCGGCGGCAACTGCTGCTCTTGGTGCAGCTCAAATAGCCGCGACCGTTGCAGCACCTCTTCCTAAGATGTGGACCGGTGGTGTGATCAAATCTAAACCTGGAGTCGGAACAGATGTAACGGTAGGAGAACGGGGATATGACGAGTATATTGTGCCCGATACGGACTATGTAATAAATCGACTCGCTCAAAAAATCAAGGGCGTTACATCTCAGAAAGATTCAAGCTCTCAATCAGGGTCTTCAGAGACAAAAGCAAATAGTACAGGAGAGGGTTTTCTTTCGATTGTTGCCTCTGATGTCAAGATCGGAATGGATAAAGTCGGAGAAGTTTTGTTCAAGGTAACGAAATCGGGGCAAGGGCTTGTTGCTAAAGAGGCGGTAGTATGATAGTTTTCTTCGATGACATACAGGAAAAGGATGGGTGGACTATTTCCGCGCCCGGACTATGGAATCGCACACCCTTGGACAACCTGAAGAATGACACTCTTTACGATAAGTGGATCAGATTGAACGCAGGCGAACAGGCTGTAACCTATACAGGACCCAATCCGGCTAAAATCGATTATTGTGCAGTCGGCGGAGTAAATTTCGCAAAGGCTTCTATTGCCCCGATAATTCAGTTGAGCAATGACAATTTTGCAACCTTAATCGGAGAGTATGAGCTTGCACCCGAAGGAAACAACCACATGATCGCTCAATTTGAGGTGCACGAAGCCCGATATGCGAGATTAATCATTAACACTTCCGGAGTGAAAAGCATTGGTAAAATCAAGATTGGATTATCTGAAGCTATGCCGCCAATGGCGGGAACAAAAAAAGGCGAATATGGAACAACCAAAAAGCCTCAAACATCAAAATCCGGACAGAATTTCCAGTCTAAGACGGGGTACGAATATGAAGCAGTGGATATTCCTTTCGAGTATCTATCTGAAGATGAATGGAATCAATTATTAAAATTTTATAAAAAGGTGCTAAACCAAAGATGCTTCTTTATGCGTCTATGGGATAGTCGCGGAGACCTCTATCCACTCATGTATGGAAAATTCACTAATGACAAATTAACGTGGGACGAAACCGGTTCATTACTTTACCCGAAAAAATCAAAACTTGAATTCAGCGAGGCGTTTTAATGGCAGAACTAATCAAACTCAATGAGTATATTATCGGAGATCCCGAAACACACAACGTCTCTTCAGTCATGCTGACTCTTATGGAAGCATATCGCGGTAAAGATGTATTCACTATTTTGAATCATGCGAATGATGCAGGCGCTCCCGGACTCAAAGGCATAGCCGTGATAGACTGTGCAGGATCTCTATATATTCTATCGGAAGACACGACTGCTCTGTATCGTAATGGAGATGCTCAGAACGGAACTCTTCAGGATATTAGCAGTGCCCCTGATGGTAGTTATTATCTCATGATAACAGAAAGCGTGAACGGTTTGCAAGTTATAGCTGCTTCATTGATAGATGCGGACTTCATCTATAATTATGATTATTCTGGTTACTATGAGAGATATACGACAAACAAGATAATCGGTAAATTCACCAAATCTGGTACATCTTTCACAAATAAGCTTAAACTTTATAACGAAGGAACGGCTCAAATATGGTTGAGGGGTGACGGATGCCTCATTTCGCCTTTTATGCAGACTGATAAAATAGTTTCTCCATTGATACGTACCAATAATTTTGAAATTGGTGGTGCAGAACTTTATCGTTCATTTGCAAATGGAAATCAGGTAAGAATCAAGACTCTTTGCAGTTTGAATTTCTCGTCTTATTCATGGTCTACCTCTAACGGTCCATACGCTGCACCAACAGTTCACACTGTTTCATGCGGATTGTCTAAGTCTGGAGTCAGAAATATAATGGGTGGATTATTTGTTCCAGGTGATTATACCTTCACCGCTCCAGAGCAGATGGATTATGTTGGAGTTGTTACAGTAAATTACGCTCTCGGCGATTCGGCAATGACTCTTTCTGACATCATGGTGAAATTATGAAAATAGTTCACGAAACAAATAGCGGTTCTCATGTTTTGCTTTCTTCCGGAGAGATAGTATTCCTGAAAAATGAAACAAATCCGATTCCTGAAATAGAAATAACCACTGAAAAAGAATTCTATGAGATAGCTCCAGAATTCAAAAAATACTCATGCGTTTATATCAATATCAAGAATCCGGAGACGGAATATGCCCGTCTGGTCAATAACCACTTTGTAATCAAATTGCCCGGATCGCCTTTCAGATACGAAGAGAAATTCAGCGATGACTCTGAAATAAAACTTAAACAGATGCTTAAACGCATAGGGAAGGAAGCATGAAAAGAGCCGTGATAGTTATATCTCATAATCAAGCTGACAGCATTCCCGATATGCTTAAAGCTCTAAAAACAATCAAGGCGGATCGCTTCTGGATTCTTGACCGCTGTTCTGATAATTCCGCACAGATTCTTTCGGGCGAAACAGTAATCGAAAATAAAGAGGGTCGCGGATTCCTTGCCGGAAAGATGCGAGACATCGGACTCGATGAAGTATTGAAAGGCAACTATGATGAAGTTGTATTTCTTGATGGAGATAGAATTCCGCAAAACATGACAGATAAAGCCCTTGATGATGCAATGAAAAACTATGGATGCGGAGTTTTTA